ACGAGTCCCCACAACTTTAAGTTCGTCTTTACCGAACCATTTAAAATTAAACATTGTTTAATTCTCCTTTATTATTGCTATTTAAAGTCCGCTGGGACTATTCCTTAACCGGAATTCATTTGGGCTTGTCAGGTGGTTTATCACCATTTAAATCCATATCGGATTCAAACATATCTGACCCATCCCTTAAATCGTTTATCTCTTCTTTTAATTCTTTATTAAAAACATTTGGTGGTTTTTGTTTTTTCACTTGGTCTTTTAAAAAATCTGAATAATCTATCCTTGCTGATGAAGCTTTACCACCTCTATTAAATCTTACTGATACCATTTTATTTGAAAGTAATTGAGCAGCGTGTGCTATATTAAAATCTCTATAAATTAAACCTCTTATACAATCAATTACCAATGCAAGGTCTTTTGTAAATGATTCTTTAGTTGTTTTTAAACCCATATCTACAAATTTCTTTAACAAATCAAAACCAATTTCATCTACACTACCTTCTATAAATTCTCTAGTTTGCTGTTCTTTTAATCTTAATAAAAAGGGTGAGTCTTGAGGTTGAGTTATTTTCTTTTTGATTTTTCCTTTTGGAAATAAAATTATTTTAGCACTCTTCTTTTTATCTTTATCGTTAATCACGTACTATATCACCTTTGTAATTCACTAATTTCTTATTATTAAAATATTCTATAAGTTGATTATAACCACCAATTAATTCTTTATCTATTTTAATTTGTGGCATTGCTCGTACTTTTTTCCCTATATCTGCTATCATTGCGTCAACAGATTTAAATTCTTCTAGTTTCTTTTCTTGAAATTCTAGGCCAAGGCCTTTTAACAAGGCCTTCGCCTTAACACAGTACACACAATTTTCTTTTGTATATACTGTGATATTTTTAGTTAGTATTTGCTGACTCATCATTGTTATCCTCTTTTTTCATAAGGTTTTCAAATGACTTGTTAGCGTGATACTTTAAGTTATAAGCGTCTGTAGCTTGTTCTATTGTATAGTTGAACATTTTGTTGTATTCACCTAATGGCAATCTCAAGCCAATCCAAGCTCTATAGTAACCATTCTTTGTTAAGGTTACATCTTGAGCAAAGATTTCATATCCTCTAACTGGTGTATCTTTAATAATATTGACCAATACAGATTCTACTTCACTAACAACAGTTTTACTATTAGATTTTCCAATCTCCGTAATAAACTGTTTTGACTCTTTATTCATCTCCCCTTTGATTATATCAGCAATTTCTGCTTTCGCAATCATTTTTGCTTTCTCAATAGCGAGATTCAAATCTGGACTAACAGCTGTTCCAACTCCAAAGATACATTCCTTTTCTTTATCTTTACCAAATCTTGCAATATCGCAAGCTTTAGTTTCAGAAAAATCGGCCATATACCATTTTGGAACGGAATTAACTACTTTTCCAGTTTCATTTTTAATTTTATAATTAGCAGCACAATTAGTCAATAATAGACCTAGTACTGTAACTGATAAAATCTTAATGTATTTGTTCATTAGTTTTTCACACTCCTTTGTACATTATATAATAGTTCTTGTATTAAGTCAATGCTAGATTGAGCATAGCCCAAAAAGTCTGAAGCACTAACTCCATATACAATCACTAACAGAAGCATTATTATGATAATATTCTTTATCATTTTACCTTCCATTCTCCGTTCTCATTTAAACACACTTTTCCGAACGATTTAAAAGCGTGATTTTCTCTACTGTAATACCTACAATACTCTGGTGTAGCAATATCACGGTAGTAAAACTGAGCAAACAACTCCCAATAACTAGGGGTGTCAATTCCTTTTCTTCCATCAGAGCAGTATAACTCTTCTTCTTTAGATACCACTCCATCTTTTTCTTTAATAAGTATTTTAACAAAACAATATTGTTCTGTATCATTTTTAACTTCTCTAACATCATTATATAAAATTTTATCTTCTACTACTTTTATATGTTCAGCATTAGCGCCACTTACTGCATATGCACATAATAATAACACTATTAATATTGTTGTAACTACAATTTTATCTGGATTATACATTAATTTCTCCTTAATCCATCTGGTTTTTCTATCCATTGTCCATCTGGTAATTGACAAGCACTTCCAAAGTGTATTTCTCTTACCACTCCACCAATTCCTATCAGTGGCCATTTACTTGTTATATCTACTCTATGGTCATAATCTTTACATTTAAAAGGTCCAACCAAATAAGTTTTTGTTATATGAATTGTACCATTATTTCCTGTTCTTGAATTATACCAATTCGTATATGAAGAACCATTTGGACTTGTATTCAAATGGTCTACAAATACGGCATTATGCACATCCCTATCACTTTTATATAAAATTTCTGCACCTGCAAAGGCAGCGCTTACAGCACACGTAGCAACCACATACGGATTGTCGGACATATACTGTAAACATAAAGTTGTTCCTGTTGTTGCACCCAAGACAGCACCTGTATGTGACCTATTCGCACAATTAGTTAAAAATAAACTAATCGCTAATAGACATATTAGTTTTGCGTATTTGTTCACAAATGTTCCTTCCGTCTTTACTCATTACAATGTAATGGTTTTCATTATTATCAACAACAAATTTTGACATATTGTTTTTCTGCCACCAAGTTTCCGCACTTGCGGATACTGGTCTAATCCAATGTGTTCCATCGTTGGGACTTGTTACGTGGAAATCATCCATTATTATCTTCTTCTTTATTTTTGTTAAATAGATTTGATAATGTTTGGAATATTCCTGCCAATTGCACTCTTGCTTCTGCCCAAGACTTCTTTTGATATGCAATTGTCTTTTCCTTCTCATTAACTACAAATGTTTTAACGGTGTTTGATACATCATTAATCTTATTTGTAATCATATTGTCATCTGCTAATGCAACTGTTCCAGTTAACATAAGAGCGGCAATAATTGTTATAAACTTATTCATATTTTCCTCCTTAATGTAATAAGTGTTTTTTAAACGGTTCAATCCTATCTCTTGATTCATAAACCGTGTCCATCATTCCGTCATAATCCTTAGCAGGCATTATTGACTTAATAATTTTTAATGTTTGACCTAATACTGTCATCTGAACCATAATTGGATCATACTGTTTCATTTCCTTTTGAATCCACTCGTGGAAATTATCACATACAGTTTGCATAGGGTCTAGTATTTCGTTATTTTGATTTTTTTTCATCTATATCTGGTTCTGCTTCTTGTTCTGCCATTTTTTCTGCATACGTTTTACCGAATACTGACATATAAAAATGGTCTCTAGGATTAGGACTCTCATAAGCTTTCAATAAATTATCAAAATTTATTCTTAATCCGTGTTCATAACTTTCTGGTGATTGTTTTTTTAATTCTGCGTGTTCTTTACAAAACTTAATACGATTTTTGTGGATATCGTTTTCTTTATCTTCGTCTGACTTCTTTTTTGATAGTTTAATATCTTTTGCTTTTGCAATATCAAACTCTTTCCATACGTTTTCTTGGTTGTACATAGCACTCATAATATAATTTTCTCCCTTTTCTTATTCAATTGTTATCATTATACAGGAAATCTCTCTAAATGTCAATAGTGAGATTAACCCTTATTTTACTCATTTTTCGCACTTTTAAACGTTCTAGCAACGTCATAGGCGGCGATTCTACACACTTCCCATAGTCTGCTATACAGTGATTTTTCATTATTTGTGATACCATCTGATTAGTTTATCAACCACAGATTGCAAGGTAGATATCATTTTTTGTATCTCTTCATCTGCAATATATGATTTGTCATTTGTTAAATCTTCATATTCTTTCTTTGAAATTGTTACAGTTTCGGTCTGTATATCGGCAGGTGGATTTAATCTAGTTCTAAAATCTCTTTTACCCATTCTCTTTATCTCTCTCCATTTGTTTTTTAATTAGTCTTAATTCAGTAATCAAAGTATTTTTCTGACCTACGGTCATTAATTGAGTAGCGTATTTTACCAACTTTAATATCTTATTATTAAAGAACATATAATTTACTAATTCGTCTAAACCTTCTTCTTCTTTTACTATTTTATCGCCTATTCTCATTTAATCTTTATCTGTATCTGTTTCTTTACTAATTTTTTCAACTTTATTCATAAGGCTTTTAGTTCTTTTTGATAATCTTTCAATAATTAAACTCATTTCATTTGAAAGAAATATCATATAAATTAAACCACCCATTAGTATAATAAAACTGATTAAATATATCATTCCATTTCCACTCATATTACCATCCTAAATAATTTCCAAATAGAATTAATAGTATCATTACTGGCGTCACTATACTCAGCGGCCAAAACTCTAAAAATTCTATAATGAATTTCTTTGTTTCTTTTTTCATTACTTTACTTTCCTTGTTTCGCTTCGTTTTCTAATTGAATCATAGTATCAATTTTTGAATCTTCAGGTTCTTCTAAAGGTAGTTCTAATTGTTTATCTTCTACCAACTTATATTTACCTAAAGGATTCAATGCTTCTTCTTCTAGTGTAGCATTTTTTTCTTTGATGTTCATAACGTTGTTCCTCCTATTCTTTGTCTTAAATCTTTTTTTAATATGTAATCTTGTACTTCGTTTTTTCCTTTAATTAAATATTCTGCTGCTTTAAATGTATCACCTTCAATTGATAATCTCTCACTTGCAGGTACCTCACTTCCACATTTATCACATATACTTTTATCTTCTTTATCTACAAGATAAAAGAATTTCATTTTTTTGTATATAATACTATTTTTTACCATTTTGTTCACTTGATATTAACAATACAATATAATGTACTGCTTTATATAAATCTAATTTGTTTTTACCTTCTTTTTTACCATATCTCATAAGATATTTTATTGCATTTGATAAACTAAAATCTTTGTCTATATCTAAATGCCTTAATAAATCTTGTACTTGGAAACCTTCTTTAGTAGTTGAATAGTGTTTTGAATATGTACCTTTAATATATTCTAAAATTTCGTTTAATATTTTATCTTCTTTATACTTCATCATCTTCTCCATTAATATATTTCTTCCCATAATAATCTCTTAATGCTGGTGGATATTCTTTTCTCTCTTTAGATTTACTCCCATAATAGTAAGCAAGAAACAACCCAACTATCGTTAGGGTCATTCCTAATAAAAATAATATTATTCCTGCTTCTATTGTCATATTAAAATGGTACTGATTCCTTATCAGCTTTCGCTTCAACTTTATCCAAATCGTCTATTGACTTTTGAATAGAATTGCAATCGTTTTCTGCTTCTGAAACAACTTCGCCTTTGTCATTAATGACATCGGTTTCATCTGCATAAGTAGAAATTTCAACATCTCCGTTTTCTTTAGCATTTTCTAAACCGTCATAATCATCATAAACAACTTTACCAAGATATTCAGTTTTATCTGAATCTGTATAGTTAGCGTCTACCATATAAGTTTCAACACCATCTTTTTCTTCGGTGATTTCCTTATTGATTTTGTCGTATTCAATTCCACATTCTGACATTTTTTTATCAGCGTCATCTTGATTTGTAGCAAGACAATCCTGTTCAATGCAAAGTGTGTAGTAAGTTTTTTTTCTGTAAAGATTTTTACCTAAATCTTCTTTATTTACATATACGTCTGTTAATTGACTCATATTGTACCTTCCTTTCTTAATTTTTGTACTTCGTTTTGTCTATCTGCAATTGTAAGGTCAATCCACTCTTCTATATTATCAGAAGAGTCTAAACCTTCCATTGCTATGTTATAATTTGTTTCAGTAAGTTTCTTTAAAGCAACTTCTTTAGTCATTTCACCTTCTAATAACTTGCTTTCAATTTTACCAATAAACTCTATTGCTTGATCCCAAGCCATATTTTTAACTGCACCCATTATTTGTACTCCTTTGTTAATTCTGGATTATAGTCTTTTTTAAAAAATTGTCTACCATTAGATAGTTGACCATAATCATTATATAAACTGTTTAAATCTTCATCATTACAAACATCTGGATATACATCACCAAAAGTTTCATAATATTCTTTTCCAAATATAATTTCTACTTTAGATGAATTTAAATCGTTTGCTGGTTTGTCTTTAGTATTATTATCATAATACTCTTTTAATTTTGTAAATGTAGATTCTAATTTTGCTTTATTTTCAAGGTCTATAGGCATATTTCTATAGATTGTATTATATGAATAAAATGTATCGCCATACTTTGATTCAGAATCGTTCATTAATCTTGCATAAACTAGATTCATTGTATTCATTGATTTTTCTTTTAGATTGTTCATAGTGTTTTTCTTAATCATATACGTATATAATATACCTATTTTAAGTGGAAGTCAAGCACTAAAAAGTGTTGATTTTATTGACTTTTTGGGATATTTCGTTCTTGTTTTGTTCTAATTCCACTCTTTTTGAACCCATTTTTGTTCGGATTCGTGTGGTTGTGGCTTACCGTGAAACACAGCAATTTTAGCATTTTGTTTTTTTTCAAATGTCCATCTAGCTTTACCAAATCTAGGATCAATTCTACTATACCATTTGTAAGAAAACGTCCATTCATCTGGCATAACTTTTAGGTTATCTTGTGCTATCTTTACATTACTTTTTATTAGTTTTGACATCACATTTTGGTCACCTTGCAATGCCATTAAATTATCTTTATTTTCTAAAAACTTATTCCATATTACTTGCGTTGCAACATCATTATTAAATTTCATTACACTTGAATTAAACTCTTTCGTGCCAGGGTTGAAATCGTTAATAACCCCAAATGTCATATCATCACCAAATGTTGCTATTTCATCAATGTTATCTAAAATCACAACATCTAAATCCAAGTATAAGCAAGGTCCTGTTAAATGTGCCTCTTCACTAAACAATTGTAATTTATTCCACCAACCGTCATACTGATTAAATCTAAACTTTCTAAAAGTAATATCACCTTTTAGTAACTTTAGAGGTTTTACGTGGTCAGAAAAGCAGATAAACTTATGAGGTACTGTTAAATGCCTTTGCACCATATTATATAACACTTGTACATAATCTAATGGAAATTTTGTGCCATAATATACACATACAACATTTAACATCTAATTACTCCTTTTATTTACAGGATACTGTCCTGTAAAACAAGCGTCACAATACCCTTTACCTTGTACTGCTCTATGTAATCCTTCAACAGAAAGATATTTTAAAGAGTCTGCACCAATAAATTCTTTGATTTCTTCTATACTACTAGCACCTGCTATAAGTTCTTGTCTGTTTGGTGTGTCTATACCATACCAACAAGGACCTGATATTGGTGGAGATGAAATACGCATATGAATTTCTTTAGCACCTGCATTTCTTATCAAATCTATAATCTTCTTTGCTGTTGTTCCTCTAACAATAGAATCATCTATAATAGTAATTACTCTATCTTTAAATAATCGCATAGCACTATGTTTTAATTTAACACCTAAATTTCTTATTTGTTGTGTAGGTTCTATAAACGTTCTTCCAACATAGTGATTACGTGTTAATCCTAATTCAAAAGGAATATTAGATTGATTAGCATAACCCAAAGCTGCTACACTACCAGAATCAGGTACAGGTACAACCATATCTGAATCAATGTAAGTTTCTTTTGCTAATTCTTCACCTATTCTTTTACGTACATCATATACTAATTGGTTATCAATAACTGAATCAGGTCTGGAAAAGTAGATATGTTCAAATATACAAAAATGTTTTTTAACCTTTTTATCTAAATGGTAAATTTCTTTTGTTTCTTTACTGAATACTATAACTTCACCAGGTTCAACAGTTTTAATATCTGTAGCACCTATTAAATCAAGTGAGCAACTTTCGGATGCTACTACATAACCTTCTTTATATCGTCCTATAACTAATGGACGAAAACCATTACTATCACGAGCAACAACTAATTTATTATCAAGTAAAGCTACTATACAAAATGCACCATTAACTTTATTTAATACTTGTATCAAACGATTTATAGGACTAGTTCCTTTTGTTCGTGCTAATAGATGTGGTATTATTTCTGTATCAGTTGTAGTTTGAAATATTGCACCTTCTTTAGATAGTTTTTCTCTCCAATATACAGAGTCAGTAAAATCTCCATTATGTGCTAATGCAAAACCTCCAAAATCTAAATTATAAAATATTGTAGCAGCACCAGTACTACCAGTTGTACTATACCTTACGTGACCAATTGCCATATTACCAGGTAAATTTTCTATGATTTTATCTTTACTAAAAATATGGTCTACTAAACCATATGCATTTTTAGAGTGAAATTCTTTATCGTATGAAATTATACCAGCACCTTCTTGTCCACGGTGTTGTAATCCGTGTATTCCTAATGCTGTAATTTTTGACGCTTCAGGTACATTATATATTCCAACTATTCCACACATATCATACACTAAACCAAGAAATCATTATCCTACTTCCTGGTCCTTTAAAAGGATAAAC